CGTTCTAGTAATAAGATTTCTCTTATATCCAACCATTCCCTAGAAGTATAAAATGAATGCAGCGAATTATACATCTGCTTCAACTACTTCAATAATGTCCTCACAAACGTGTGTGACATAAAACAATACTTTAGCCTGGTAAATATCAGGTGCTTCAACGTAAGCGACTTTAATATTACCGGCTTGTACATAAACAATTTTAAACTTTACCATAACTGTTCCTTAGCTAGTTCCTTCTTAAGTTCTAGCTCTTCTTTCTTCAAGTCGTAATTCTTCTTGTCTTTTACATACTCATCATCATAAATATTCAATGCACCAAAGATAGCATTCGTAACAGGTCTAGCATACTTTTGAGTAATCTCGGTATATCTACTCTCATTACCTTCTTCATCTTTCTTGATGTATGTTTTCTTTTCTTCGTATGTATAACCTAACGCTTCCTTAACCAAAGCTCCACGTAGATTTAAAATTAAACTAACTCTAGGTTTGCGACAAATATCATCCAATTCTTGAAATTGCTTTTTATAATTGTTCCAACTTGAGTACGCAACATTTAACGCTTCAGCAACTTGTTTCTCTGTCGCACCATTATTTAAGTATTCATCTATCTTGTCCAGGTATGGTTTAACATTCGTTTCGTAATTACTTCTACGTCCTACTTGAGCCACGTACACCACCTCTCTTTTTAATTAGTATGTAAACTATTAATACGATTTTCTATTCCATCTACTTTTTTCGTTAAAGCTTTTACATCGTGTTGAAGTTCTGCAATAGACCCTTCACCAATATAAACACGCTCAATCACACCATTGTGTATATCTTGTTTCTTTTCTAACTGTTCAATTCGATAGATTGTTAAATCTTTATACTCATCGACTTTTTTATTTTGTTTTTGACTTGTTTTATTGTTTGTAATAACCACACCAACTAAAGTTAACACCGGTGTTGCTACACCAATAATCAAAGTAACCCATAATTTAGCATCCATACACTCACCTACTACACATAAAACTAATTAATTACTTACCAAGTTGTTTCCAAATTTGATTAAAGTAAACTGATCCAGCTGCTACAAGTACTCCTTGAATAATACTTACTCCAATTAAACTCATAGACCAACCTACTGTAGAAATTAAATACAAAAAAACCACAACTATACCGATAACACCTAATACAAGCGGTATGAACTTATCTTTGATAAACTCAGCTTTTTTCAAAGCAAGACCGATTAAATACAATACAGGTATTAAAACAATTAGTTCTGGTTTAATATAATTCATAATAATGTGTTCAATATTCATATCTACACCTCACACCTATATTATATCAAAAAATTATAATTTTTACAATATTTTGAAGAGTTAATTTTAAATTTACAAAACAAAAAACTTGTAATTTTTTAATAGGTTACAGGTTACGGTTACAGATGTATTTTATATATTCTTATATATTATTATATACTATATATTATTATATATTTATTTTTTTATAAATTTAAGTAAAACATCTGTAACCTGTAACCTAACTATTAGAAAAGCAAGGTAATAAGCCACTTTTCTACGGTTACAGATGAGGTTACACATCTCGAAAAAGTTACAGATAGATGTGTAACTTTTCGTATATTTAAACAACACTTTGAATAAAAATAAAAAAGACTGACAATTCATCAGCCTTTTTTCAACGTAAAAATATAATAAATTGATATAGATGTGTAACCATCTGTAACCTTATTTTTCAACATAAATGCGTTGTGTTTTACCATCAACTTTTTTAACAGTTGTCGTTAAGTTAAAATGTTTAGTAATTTTACGTCCGAACTCAACAATCGAATTAGCTTGAAATCCGTTTTGATTACTCCAAGCACTATACCTTACATACACTTCCGTATTCGTATGATTGATAATGTCATTAACAGTCACTTCCTCAAAGAATAAAAGTACAGGATTATTCTTTTTCTCATAAGCGTTGATTTCTTTCGTAATCTTGTCACTAATCGTAAATGCTTTTCTCTCAAGTACTCGTTTTAGTCCTTCTAAACCAATGACAATGAGATATCGCATTACTTCATCCGTTAGCAGCTTGTACTTGATATAAGGGTCAAAGTCAGGATCAGTAGGTTTGAAGTTAGCATTAAACGGTATGATAACAAGTCTATCTAAAACAGCACCAGTCTTATCTTTAATGCGCGGTATATTGTTTGCACTAAATAAGAACTTCGTATAAGGATGAAATTTGTAAGGGTCTTTCCCTTTCTTTTCAACTGTGATAACACTACCACTAACAACCTTCTTAAATAAAGCTGCACCGCTGATAAACTCATCTTCTATATCATCACCAATATTCGCAAGCTTATTAAAGATTTCAGCTGTTCTAAACTGATGACCGATTTCGTTTAAATCAAGTGCTGATGTATTTATTTCACCTAACAACTTACCAACTAAGTCCAGGAACGTACTCTTACCGTTTGCTTTATCCCCTATTAATATAAAGGATTTACGTAGTTCGTTTCTTCTGTAAAAACAATATCCGATAGCTTCTTCCAGTAATGCTCTAACTTCAGCATCGTGACACGCTAACTTATTTAATGTCTTATCACACAGTTCGTGATAACTATCTGGAACATAATCATACGGTATCTTGTTTGTGATTACGATGTCCGGTGTAAATGGTAACATTACATCATCCACAATATCGTATATACCGTTAGCAAATGCTATATACCTGGCATCACTTGGTTCAATACTTGGAACGATTAGGTCCAGATACGCTAACACTTCCGCGCGTTTCGAACGATTTAAGTGTTCGATGTTATTAATCATCGCCTGTTCGATATAAAGTGAACCATCCACATACACACCGTCTTTATAAATGTGCAGCTTCTCGTTGATTTTACGAATATAAGCATTACTCATTAAGAACTTGCTAAACTTATCAAATAAGAACGTGTTACCACTAAAGAACGAATCTTTCTTAAAACTCTCATCACGCATAATTACTGCTAATTCACGCTCATCTAACGGTTCACGCAATACGTATTTATTTAATATGGTTAATACTTCACGACACTCGTTGACACTAAAGCCGTTACTTTGTAAAGTAAGTATATAATTAAATAACGTTTGATTACGTCCATCGCCATCGCTCATATTGATAAAATTAACATCACTTTTAATTGGGTAAAGCCACTTGGGAACGTAATCATACGTTTCATCATCGAACTTATCGTAGATAATCTTACGTTCCACACCTTTATATTTAAGTATCTCATAACTCGCAACTTTACCCACCTTAATATCTGCCCTAATTCCACAAGCCAAATTAACATCCGTTGCACACTTCTTAATAGCTGTATTCTTAAAGACAAAATGATATCCACGTGTAGCCTGATATACTCGACAAATAACATTTAGTTCTTCAACCATCTTTAAAAGTATTGGACTAAGTGCTACACCGTATTTAAGGTTTCCGTTATGATCATAATCATCAATATCAATTAATATTGCATCATCATCTAGTATCCCAGCATACTCATCATATTTATTTGCTTCTTCTAGGGTTAGTAGTTCGTTAGATGATTTCCCTTTAAAACTCATCAAACATTTTTTATTTTTTGTTGGGACATATCCTTTAAAGAACATTTCCATCACCCCTTACTTATAAATAACTAATGGTTTCTTATCTTCTTTTACAGGTTCTAATACAACAACTTTTTTACCATTTAATTCAGTAACATAAACTTTCACTTCATCACTGGTAAGTTGTTCTCTATATTTCTTGGGTACTGACACATACCCATTCTTCTGTATTCTTTTAATCATTTCTTCCTCCAATAAATTGCTCCAATCGTTCATAAGTTAAATCAACATACCACTGTCTATCTAAATTAGTTGGTATTGGAGCATCGTTGATGTTACCGTTTAAAATAAATGCGTGTTCTGGTGTATTCGCAAACTTGTCACATTTAACACCATTAGCGTTTACTACATAAGTACCGACTTCACGATACCAATCACAATTCTTTCTAGCACGTTTGTTCATATAAGGACATTTACCTTCGTATTTACCACAGCCACAAGAACCATTATCAATAAACTTACACTCGGTACTGTTCAACGTTTTAACAGCACCATCATCTTTCTTACACTTATAAATAGGTGTATCGTTTATGTTATTTGATGCAAATACACGATAACTCTTATTATAATATTTGTAATTGTTGTGCATAACGAACTCATAATTACCCGTTAATTTGTATACTTTTTGGAATTTATGTAACTCATCACACTTAAAAATCGTTTCTTCAGGTGTAATACCCTTAGTAAAATAATTAACTAATGCTTCGTTTACTATTGGTAAGTCGTTATCTAAACGTGATAACTTTTTAACATACGCACCTTTCGTTTTAACTTTCCCATCGTATGTAATAGCCACATAATTGTTAACGTCTTTTTGGAATATCTTTTTATAGTATTCGAATTCCATATTTAAACGAGTTCTTTGTTCCCATTCGTGAACGATATCATCCACCAACTCAAAGTCCTTACGTTTAATAAGAATTAAGATACCATCAGTGTTGGACTGAATCAGTTTACAATAAGGTTCAAGCTTCTCGATTAAATCAAGCAGCAATACTTGACCAAAGATACATACAAGTCTACGGTTGCGCGGATCATATAAACTATTAAATTTGTCACCACTGCAACCATACGTTGTATTACAAATAAGCTTGTAAATTGGTCTACGTGGGTCTTTGTTTTTCTTCAGTTCAATATTCATATCGTAAATATGTTTAAAACGACTCTTATCACTTACAGAACGTGATAGTAAATCATACTCAATCATTAATGATGGATAAAGTGAAGTTACGTCTGCCATAATCATCATTTCATCAGGTTTACACTCGTATTGATATTTAGGAATAGCTGCGTGAACTCCACCGTCTGCGAATATATGTTGTACTCCAGCTACATTAGTTATATAAGGGTCATTAGAACGGTTATTCTTAAACCATTCCCCTATATACCAATACTTTTTAAGGTTAAGTGTATCAGGTAAAAAGATATCCCACTCATCTGTATAGTCGGTTTTAACACTTCCAAGAATTACAGAAATAAGTTGAGCTGAAGTTTTATTGATACAGTCTAAACCTAAACCAAATTCGTTAATCATAGCTAAATGTGTATTAAAGTCGTCAATTCTTTCGTTAAACACTTCGATAAGCTGCTCAACATCGTGTGTACAATACTTGATTGTTTCAGCTATCTCTTCTGGTGTTAACTTGCGGTCGATATCAAAGGGAACAGATGTTTCTTCAATATCATTACCCATAAACGCTTCTAGTGTCTTTAGACCATTATCAGTCATACCTTTGTACACATCATAGTTGTACATTCGAATATTACGGAATAAATCGCTATACTCCCAACCCTTACGTTTTTTCGTAATAATGAATTGTGAAATGTTGTATGGATCTAAACCTGCAAGTATTCCTTTATGTATGTATTGGTCATAGTGTCTTGAGTTAAACCCTACATAAATAGAGTCTTTGTGTTTATTGTGAAAAACTTCGAGTTCTTCTTTATCATTCACAATG